GGGCTAAAAAATCCCTTATAAATCAACAACTTACAAAAAGTAAACCTTTAGGCTTACTCTCGGATAACCACACCCACAGTAGGGGATTGCAAAATACTTGTTGCCTTTAATGCAGTTTTGGACGATAATAGATCTTATGATGAATCGAAAAGGAACTTTATGATGAATGTGATCTACAAATCCAAAGCCCAGTTGGCTAAAGAAACCGAAAAGCAAGTCAAAGCATTCTTGCGCAAAGGTGGCTCGATTGAGATTGTAAAATCTCGCAAAGCACCAAAGCAGAAAATGCGTGGTAAAGTTTCACGTGGGTTCGTGCAGGGCACTTCTGGTTTTCCTGCTGGTGCTCCACGCAAGTCTACATTCAGTTTGATTTAATCAGGAGATCGATATGCTATCATGGGAAGAAATGTCTGAGTTGGAACAAGCACAATGCCAGTATTGGGATATGTACAAGGATGCCTATGGTGTGCGTCCTCGTGGTATCGATACCAGCATGTGGACGCTGAAAGACTTTGAAGCTGAGTTTATTCAGTTGGGTCATGTTATTATGCTTGAAGAAATTGCTCGCAAAGAATCCGAAGCCAAAGCCATCATTGAGTTTGAAGATCGTGTACTCAATCTCATGCACACTGGCACTAATCGTGAACGTGTCATTGCATGGTTGATGGATGCTGAAGGTGCTAATGGCGACCATGAGTATTTCTGTTTCACGCAGGGTCTCCCTTATGGTTACTTCAGGAAAACCGCATGAGAGTTTTCCAAGAGACAACTCCAGATTGGGTTGGGAATGTATCCAACCACATCTATTATTTGACTGATGATAAATCAAAGATGGTTGCCTTCTATAATGTGGACACTGGTGTAGTGAAGAAATTCATTAAGCCAATTCGTTTTGATATGAGATATAGAAAATTTAAGGAACTGAAACACAAATGAACATTAATAAATTTTTAGATGGTTTAGCAGCAAATGCCTCACGCAACTTCAAAATCGAGCAACTAAACGCTAACAGCGATAACGAAGTTTTGCGTGAGGTCATTCGCTTGGCTCTGGATCCATTCACTCAATTCTATCAACGCAAGATTCCTGAGTACACCACAGACAAACATCAAACAAGTCTTGATCAAGCCATGCTTGCATTGTATGACTTGAAAGAAAGAGTCGTGACTGGTAATGCAGCAATTGAATATCTCCGTATGCTTCTCTCATCCGTATCAGCTGATGATGCTAAGGTACTGGAAAGAATCATCTCCAAAGATTTGAAGTGTGGTGTTGATGTATCTACTGCCAACAAAGTTTGGTCTGGTTTGATTCCTGAATACCCATGCATGTTATGCAGTCCATTCGAACAGAAGTTGGTTGACAAGATTAAATTCCCAGCCTACGCACAAATGAAGATGGATGGCATGCGCTTCAACGCAATCGTCAGAGATGGTAAGTGTGAATTTAGGAGTAGAAATGGAAAAGAAATTTTACTACTTGGCAATTTGGAGCAAGAATTTATTTCTCTTGCTGGTTCTATTGATTGTGTTTTTGATGGTGAACTACTTGTAATGCTTGAGGGTGACCACCAATTTGCTGACAGGCAGACTGGTAATGGCATCTTGAACAAAGCAAACAAAGGCACAATCTCTGCCAAAGAAGCAGCACTGGTTCATGCAACTGTTTGGGATTTAATTCCTTACGTACAATTCATTGATGGATACTGTGGAAGTCCATACTCAAAACGATACTCTACACTGCAGGCAATTGTTGCCAAACAAAAGTCAGATGGGAGGAAGATCTGGAATGTGACATCAACCATTGTGGAAACTCTGGAAGAAGCACAAGAGATTTTCCAAGGTTATCTTGCAGAAGGATTTGAAGGTATCATTCTTAAGGATGGTGCTGGTGTTTGGGAAGACAAACGAAGCAAGACTCAGATTAAATTTAAGGGAGAACTTGAATGCGATCTTAAGATTGTTGCAGTCGAAGAAGGTAAAGGTAAAGCAGTAGGTATGCTTGGTGCAATTATATGTGAGTCTGCAGATGGAATTGTAAAGGTAAATGTAGGATCTGGTTTCAATGATGCACAACGAAAGCAATATTGGAAAGAAAATTTAGTTGACAAAATCGTGGCAGTGAAGTATAATAGTCGTATCAAGAATAAGGCTGGAGAAGACTCATTGTTTCTTCCAGTGTTCATTGAAATTCGTAATGATAAAGATATCGCAGATAAATCAAAGGATATAAAATGAAAGTAGCAATCAATCGTTGTTTTGGTGGGTTCGGTATCTCGAATGAAGCATTCGAGAAGTTGCTCGAGCGTAAGGGTGTAGGATTTCAAAAAGTTCCAGCGAAGTTTAAATTCCGTGGTGATGATTTTGATTACTACAAAGCAGGTATTGAGCCATGTGATGACACATATATCAGTGCGTATGATTATTATCAAGATCGTTCTGACCCAGACTTGATCGCAGTCATTGAAGAAATAAAAGACCAAGCAAATAGTTGGGCAGCAGAGATCGCTATTGTGGAAATTCCTGATGATGTTAAGTGGCACATCGATGAGTATGATGGTATGGAACATGTGGCTGAAGATCACCGAACTTGGTATGGAGATTAATTATGCGTAAAGAACTAGACGAAGCACTGTGTGCAAAGTATCCTCTGATCTTTAAAGATCGTCATGAGAATATGCAACACACCGCCATGTGTTGGGGTTTCTCGCATGGTGATGGTTGGTATAATATCCTTGATGTTCTTTGCGGGATGTTGACTGGCGATTATCGTCAAGCGAAAAGTCGCTATGAATCGATTAAAGATAAAGTTGGCCAACCAACATTTGGATTCAGAGATAATGGTGATCCAGTCGGTAAAATTGTCACTCAAGAACTGATTGATGAAGCCAAAGTAAAACTTGATGAAGAAACTGCAAAGGTTCCAGTGGCTTCTCAAGTAAAAGAAAAGTTCGGAGGACTTCGTTTCTATGTTAATGGAGCAACTGATAAGCACTGGAATTATATTTCAATTGCTGAGAATTTTAGTTATCGCACATGTGAAGAATGCGGTAGTCCAGGTAAAACTTATACTGATGGTTGGCATCGTACTCTTTGCGATATCCATGCAGCGATGGCTGGTCGTACTGAAGAATATCAGTCTGATGAAGATGAAGGAGATGAATAATGTTTTACGGTAAAGAAACTATTGAACAAAACTTTTCTCTCGTTCTAAACAAATTGGAAGAACAAGAATTGTTTTTGTTCGAACCAATGCCAAGTTACAAACTGAATGATAGATGGACTGACGAATTTCGTATTCGTGATGGACACACTAAACTTGCTGATGGCACTTGGGTTACTATACATAAAGTAACTACTTGGGTTGAGAAACTCAAGAAAGATACTACAGAGTTGTATGAACAAAATCAACAAACTAATCGTGAGTTGACTCTTGCTAAACGCAGGATCTATGAGATGGAATATGGATTGCGAGTTGCTGAGAAAGCATTGAAGAATTCACTGGCTTTAACTAAGGAGATGATTGATGAGTAAATTTGTTTTGGTTGATTGCATTGCACAGTATCGTATGCGTTACATTATCGAAGTACCAGACAATCATAATGAGCAGGAGTATCCATGTTCGGCAGAGCAGTGGGCACTAGATACAGTAACATCTGAAGAAATGCAAGAATTTTCTCAGTTGTATCTTGGCGAAACTATTGTTAGTAGTCGTGAGATTACTAAAGAAGAAATTGTACCATTGTGCGATATTGATAATGAGTATTGCAAATCTTGGGATGACGACAAGAAGATTAAAGTATTTGTAACTGAAGTTGGCTACAAAAGGGACTGGTAATGTTTATGTTCGATGTGGAGACTCTAGGAGTAGAGTCTACCTGTGTAATTCTATCTGCTGCATTGATTCATTTTGATCCAGAGAAACGTCCAACCTACCAAGATCTATTGGACAATGCATGCTTTGTTAAGTTAAATGCCAAGGATCAGATTGAACGATTAAAACGATCTGTTGATGTTGGAACACTTGAGTGGTGGAAGAACCAACACGAATATGTTCATAAAGTTTCGTTTAAACCTTCTGGTGACGATATGCTTGCTGAAGATGCTATCACTACATTGCATAACTATATGAACAAGGTTCCAAATGCTCAGAATCAAACAATGTGGGCACGTGGTTCTCTTGACCAAATGGCAATTGATTCGCTGTCAACTAGAGTTGACATGCAAGTACTTACAGGATATGCTATGTGGAGAGATGTTCGAACAGCAGTAGATATCCTTTATGGAACTACAAATGGTTACTGCGAGATTGATCATCCTTTGTTCAACCGAACTGATGTGATTAAACATCATCCTGTTCATGACTGCGCATTAGATGCTATGATGTTGATGTATGGTAAATGATATAGTATTCCAAACATATGATTATATCATTGGTGGAAAGATGGTGGTTGGTCGTGCCAGAATGTCTTACGAATGGAAGACTCTATTGGAAGATGGAGATCCAGACGCCAGAGACAAGCTGAAGTCTGAGTTAATCCATCAGATGGCAGAGTTTATGCTTGAGAATAATTTGGTAGAATTTACTTATTATGATAATCCAATAGACCTATCAAGACAAGTCGCAGTTAGAGCATACCTCGCCCCAAGTGATCAAGTTAAAATTTTAAGAATGGCAAATAAAATATTATGACACAAGAAATAACTTTACATCGTGATGATTTAGAAAAGATTCTCAAACTCGTAGATGAACTTAACCCAAATGCAAGCCTTAGAGTTAGTGCTGGTTATGTAACAATCTATTCTGATCAATCCTCTGGTATTGGTCAACTTATTGATGCTGAAGTAGACGTTGAACTCAATGGTCTTTACGGTAAGTTTAAACAACGAATTGTAGATGAGGGTAGCTGGTAATGGAATTTTATACATCGGTTCATCCGATTGGAGACAAGATCTATATTCGAGGTTATGAAAAGGGGAAACCTTACAAACGTAAACTAGATTTCCAACCAACATTTTATGTAACATCAAACAAACCCTCCAAGTGGAAAACACTGGAGGGAATTTTCGTTGATGAAATTAAACCTGGATCCATTCGAGATGCTCGAGACTTCGTCAAACGATATGATGAGGTAGAAGGCTTTGCTGTTTATGGTAATACCAACTATGCATATCAGTATATCAGTGACAACTATGACACTGTTAACTGGGACATGGAACAGATCAAAGTATTTACAATTGACATTGAAACTTCTACAGAGAATGGTTTCCCAGATGTTCGTCTTGCCAATGAAGAAGTTCTTCTAATCACCATCAAAGATCTACAGTCAAAGCGCATTATCACTTTTGGTTCTAAACCATTCGTGCATAATCGTGACGATGTAGTCTATATCACTTGTCGTGATGAACAACATTTGCTAAAAGAGTTTATGCTTTTCTGGCAAGACAATTATCCAGATGTTGTCACTGGTTGGAATACCGACTTCTTCGATATGCCATATCTTATTCGTAGGATTGATCGTGAACTTGGTGCAGATGTTTCTAAGAAAATTTCTCCATGGGGCATGATCAATGAGAGAAAGACATTCATTAAAGGTAATGAAGAACTTCATTACGATATCATTGGCATCTCTCAGCTAGATTATCTTGAACTCTACAAGAAGTATACCTATTCAAAACAGGAATCATATCGCCTCGACTATATCGCTGAGCAAGAACTTGCTGACAAAAAGAAACCGAATCCTGGAGTTGACTTCAAAGATTTCTATACTAACTATTGGCAAGCATTTGTTGAGTATAACATCCATGACGTAGAGTTGGTTGACAAACTCGAAGACAAGATGCGACTTTTAGAGTTGCACCTGACCATGGCGTATGCTGCAAAGATTAATCCAGAAGATGTTTACTCACAGGTTCGTATGTGGGATACTATCATCTATAATCATTTACGTGCTCGTCATATTGTCATTCCTGCTAAAACACACTCTGGTAAAGATGCACAATTTGAAGGTGCGTATGTTAAAGATCCACTTGTTGGTATGCATAAGTGGGTGGCTTCTTTTGACTTGAACTCATTGTATCCGCATTTGATCATGCAATACAACATCAGCCCAGAGACTTTAACGTCTGAGAAGATGCCAGTCAATGTAGAGAAGTTGCTTAACAAAGAGATTGATCTTTCGTATGCAAAGCAACGAGATCTTTGTGTCACTGCGAATGGATGGACTTACACTAAAGAAGTCAAAGGGTTCATGCCTGAGTTGATGGAGAAGATGTATACTGACCGAAGCAAGTTTAAGAAACAGATGCTAAAGGTTCAACAGGAATACGAGAAAGACAAAACAAAGAAACATTTGTTGAAGGATATCTCTCGCTTAAACAATCTGCAGATGGCGATGAAGATTGCATTGAACTCTGCTTATGGTGCCATGGGTAATCAGTACTTCCGCTATTTCGATATTCGTATGGCTGAAGGAATTACTACTTCTGGTCAGTTGTCTATTCGTTGGATGGCTAATAAGTTGAATGCATTCCTTAACAAGACTTTAAAGACCGAAGGTAAAGATTTTGTTATTGCGATTGACACTGACTCGATCTATCTAACTCTTGAAGAACTTGTTGAACGAACCTGTGAAGGTAAGACAACAGAACAAAAGATCAAGTTTATGGATAAGATCTGCGAAGATGTTTTCCAACCATTCATTGATTCAGGTTACCAAGAGTTGGCTGATTATATGAATGCATATAGTCAAAAGATGCAGATGAAGCGAGAGGTTCTTGCTGACAAGGCAATCTGGACTGCCAAGAAACGCTATGTTATTAATGTTCATAATTCAGAAGGTGTACAGTATGAGAAGCCTAAGATCAAAGTTATGGGTTTGGAAATGGTCAAGTCGAGTACACCTGCTGTTATTCGTGACAAACTCAAAGATTCGTTACAAGTTATTCTCTCGGGAGATGAAAAGAAACTACACACGTATGTCACAGAGTTTAAAAAAGAGTTTGTCAAATTACCGATCGAAGACATAGCATTCCCACGTGGTGTTAATGGTATGAAGCAGTATGCAGGTTCTCCGATTTATACAAAGGGAACTCCAATCCATGTTCGTGGTTCTTTGTTGTATAATCACTATACTAAAAAGATGGGACTAGATAAAAAGTACCAAGCGATTCGAGATGGTGATAAGATCAAGTTTGTTTATGTTCAAAAACCAAATCCATTACAAGAAGATATCATTGCATTCCCGCAACAACTTCCAAAGGAACTTGGATTGGAATCATACATAGATTATGACAAACAGTTCGAGAAAGTATTCTTGGACGCACTTCAAATTGTAATCGAACCATTGGGTTGGAAGACTCAAGAACAAAGTTCATTGGAGAACTTTTTTGGCTGAACATTCATACTACCCACTAGTAAACATACAAGACAGACGTGTAGTTCTTTCTGTTGATGACTTCTTTGATTTAAAGGAACTTGATTATATTAGAAGTTGCTTAAACACAGAGAAGCCAACTGCTGCTATTGTTGGATATACTGATCCAAAGAATGTAGAAGACTACGAAAAGATGGTCAAGAAAGCACACGAACGTAGAAAGTCTAATGTATGTTTCTTGGACTTCTTTGAATATGAGTTTTTCTATAAAAAGTTATGTACAGCAATTCACCATGTAAACCTTACTAATTTTAACAAAGTTTTATATGGTATAGAAGCATTACAGTTTGCAGAGTATGATTCTTTGTATGAAGGATTTTATGGAGTCCATCCAGATGCTGTAAATACAGATAATGCATTAACAAGATCGTTATCATTTTCTATGCAGATGTCTAAACCAGAAGAGTATGAAGGTGGTGAAGTTCTAGTCTATGATGGTAATACTACATATACAGCAAACAAGAAATATGGATCAATTACATTCTTTGATTCTAGAATGTTACACGAAGTCACTCCTGTCACCAGTGGCTTTAGAAGAAGTATAGTTGGATGGATTCTTGGACCAAGAGTATGAGCAACATTAGAATAATTAAAACTGGAATCAATGTTTCAAAGATATTGAAGCAACTTCAACAACATCCAACTGACTGGGATCATCAAAAACGAATTGAGGATATCGGTGACTCAACTCAATCTGGATGGAAATTTGCGCCAGTTGGTACACTGCAATTAGTCATGGGAGGTGTTACAAACAAAGACGAATTTGTTGGTAACACTGAGATATGTATATCAACCAGAGCGATTGCTAATCATACAGAAGTTGTAGGATTCATGAGAAGAAATTTTAAGAAATTTAGTCGTTGTGGATTCCTAGCATTGCCAGTTGGTGAACGTGTAGAAAAACATATTGATCATGGGACTTATTATCTTACAAGAGATCGATACCATCTATCAATCCAAGGTACGTATAGATACTTTTGCGGTGATGAATATGTAGATGTTGAACCTGGAACTTTGCTCTGGTTCAATAATAAACTTATGCATGGAACTGAAAACACAGGTGACTGTACACGAATTACATTTGTGTTCGATGTACCACACTCTAAGTCTAATCCATAGTTGTCTTGTAATTATACATAGAGTATAATATAATTTTAGGAGAATAAATGATAGTTAAGCCATTGAAGAAAAAAGTTCTTGTTGCAGAGAATAAAGTAGATCAAACCACTGAAGCAGGAATCATCTTAGATGGTACTACATCTGCACGAGATTCCAAACAGGGAACAGTCCTTGCAATTGGACCAGATGTAACCATGGTAGAAGTTGGAGATAAAGTTTACATCGAATGGAATAAAGCCCAAGTCGTTAAAATTGGTGACGCACAGCGAGTCATTATCGATGAGGAAAACATTGTTGCTGTTGTGGAGAAATAAATGAAGGTTCTTAAATTTTATGCTGAATGGTGTGGTCCATGCAAAGGATTGACAATGGTGATCAAAGGTGCTGGTGATAAAGTTACAGTTCCAGTTGAAGACGTAAACATTGATGAAAATCTTATGATGGCGCAAGACTTTAATATTCGATCTGTTCCAACTATGGTTCTAGTAGACAAAGAAGAAAAGGAATTAAAGCGTGTTGTTGGATCATTGTCTGAAACACAGTTGTTAGAATTTCTAAAGGTATAATATGGCAAGCATCTTAGACAAAATTAAAA